ATGATTAATGCGAAGAAATTATATAATACAATTTTGAATGATTCGCGGATAACAGATTTAGTAAAGGTTGTGTTAGACGCATATCCCGAAACAGTAGAAAAATTTCCTTGCATTATTTATCTGGACGAAAATCAGAATGATATAGAGTTTGCGGATAATTTACCGCAGGGAGATTCTATAGCGGTTCAGATTCATATATTTACTAAGGCATTAAAAAATTATGCGACTACTTCTGCAATCGGTTTGAAAGTTGCGGAAGTAATGAGAGAGAATTATTTTACTTGTCGTAACAATCGGGAAGTCGAAGACGTGGACGATAATGTGCGACATAGAGTGATGTATTTTACAAGGGAAGTTTTCTCTTGAGAATAAATAACGTTATTTTTTTAGAAGGAGAAAAAAAAATGGCAAACGAAGCACCAAGAATCGGACTTGATGAAGTCCACATTGCTAAAGTAATTAGCGATGACGCAAACGGAATTGTTTACGATACACCTATTGCCCTTAAAGGTGCAGTAAATGCAACCGTAAACCCAAATTCAGATGTTGCCACAGATTATGGCGATAACGGAGTTTTCTTTGTTACAAATAATCGTGGTAATACTGAAATGACCCTTGAACTGATTGACGTTGACCCGACAGTTCTTGCAGAAATGCTCGGACAGGCAAAAGTCAATGGAGTTACAATCGAAACCCCACTCGACCAGAGTCCATATTTTGCGGTTGGTTTCCGCGTATGGATTGCAGGCGAAAAAGACGGAGAAAAACGCTATCAGTATTTCTGGTATGCAAAAGGTAAATTCTCTGTACCAGAAACAGGCGGAAGCACAAAGGCTGAATCTATTGAATTCGGTCATATCAATCTTACTGCACAGTTTGCACAGACAATTGCAAATGGTGTTATCTGCTCACACGCAAGAAGTGATGATGATGAAACTCCGGCAAGTGTAATTACAAATTGGTTCAATGCACCTGTAATTTCTGTAACTGCTGATTTGACTGCATTGACTGTTACTGCTTCACTTGCTACAGGAAAAGTAACATTTACAGGTGCAAAGGCAAGTGCAGGTGATTTTGCATTCATTGAAGGTTCTATCAACAATGGAGTTACAATCGGAGTATTGGACAGTAGTGACAATCTGCTTGAAGGTACATATACTTTGGGAACAAAGAAGATTGTATTTACACCAACTTCGGGAACACCTGCAAAGGCATTCGTAACAAGCGGTTTGAAGGATAATAACGGAGTAGGTGCAACACCTATGATTGATACAAGCCTTTAATATTTTACGTTGCGTAATTGCCCCGTTTGGTGTAAACTAAAAGCACCTTGCGGGGCATTTTTCATATAAGGGGGAAAAAGAAAAAATGGGTAAAGAACTCGAAAAAGTGAAAAGCAAAAAAATCACATTATCAGTAAAAGGTGAAGAAAGAGCCTTGAAATTCGGTTTTAGTCAATGGGCGAAACTTGAAGAAGAAATGGGCGGTTTGAAAAACCTTGAAAAGCTTGAAAAGCAGATTGAAGAAAAACCTTTCAGTACACTTCCACACCTTTTCTATCTTGCATTGGCAGATAAAGAGGGAGTAACAGAAGAAGTAGTGCTTGATGATTACGGATTGCAGGACATTGGATTGCTTGCAGAAAAGTTCAATGAACTTATTTATGGAAGCCTGCCGGTTGACGAAAAAAAAGCGGTGAAGGAAGCGGAATAAACGAATTCCCTTATTCCTATCTGATTGCAGAATGCTTGATGATGGGAATAAGTGAAGCAGACTTTTGGGAATCCACACCACGCAAAATTATTGCTTTAATAGACCAAAAGAAAGAGATTGAAAAAGCAAAGACGAAAAACCTTGCGGTATATATTGCAAGTATGTTTTGGGGCAAAGACCCAGACGAAATAGAAAAAGAAAAAAATGCACCGATTGCGGGCAGAGATTTTCCTGCGGGCGAAAGTGCATTAAAAGGCTTTTTTATGTAGAGGTGTAGAAAATGGCAAGTGATGATTTTTCAATTAAAACGAAAATTACATTAGATACAAAGAACTATGAAGCGGGAATCAAGAAAGCAGAAAGTGCAACGCAGAAGTTTTCTAGTTCTCTGTCTGGTGTAACAAAATTATTGAAGTCTACATTTGCCATTGCGGGTATCAGTGTTGGAACTAAGGCGATTGTAAATTTTGGAAAAGAAGCGGTAAAATCTGCCGAAAGTGCAAACAAGACATTAAACATTCTCAATAACACATTAAAAGTCACAGGTGCTAGTGCCTGGACCACTTCCGAAGATTTAGTAAAAATGTCGGAAGAAATTGCCTATAGTACAAATTATACTGTAGGTGAAATTCAAGATATGCAATCTGTATTACTTGGATTCAAAAACATTACAGGTGACACATTCAAAGAAGCAAGTGACGCTATAACCGATATGGCAACAGTAATGGGAATGGATTTGAAATCAGCCGTTCAGACTGTTGGTAAAGCTCTTGATGACCCAGTAAAAGGATTGGATAGTTTAAGACGACAAGGATTTGCTTTTACAGAAGAGCAGAAAAAAGAACTTGCTCAACTTGTTGAAAATGGTGAACAACTCAAGGCACAGAAAATTATTCTTGATGAATTAAATACAACTTATGGTGGTGCGGCAAAGGCGGCACAAAGTTCTTTTGATAAGCAGAAAGATGCAGTAATAAGTTTTAAGGAAACTCTTGGAAATCAATTAATTCCCGTACTTGATGTATTTGCCGAAAAATCTGCAACTTCATTTTCAACTCTTACTGAAAAAATAAAGACAATAGACTTTTCAGAAATTGCGGGAACTGTTGAATATTCGGTTCAGGTTATTACAGAGTATTTTGATGTATTTTATAATAATGCAAAAGAGCTTGTAAAAGGACTTGCAGAAAGATTTGGTAATGTGGAAATCAGTTTAGATGATGTAAAAGATGCTGTTTATAATGCATTAAATGATATTTATAAGCAGATGCAGATTTCATTCGGATTTATAAAAGCTTTAATAAATGGAGATTGGAAACTTGCTTGGGAATATGCCAAAATCTATGTCTTGAATGTCTGCAAAAAAATTCTTGATGGACTTGATAACCTGCTCACAAAAATGCCCGATTTGGTAAATGGTGCTATTAAGGGATTGAATGCCTATTATGAAGCACAAGACAAAGTTTTAATTGAATGGTTTCATTTACCTGAGAAATGGTTTAAAGCACCTAGACTTGGAACTTATGACGGAAAGCATTACATTGATACAACAGAAATTCAAAAACAAATTGATGAAGCAACAAGGATAATTGAAGAAGCGACAGGAAAACAGGTAACAATTAATCTCACAGGTTTAGAGCAGATAGACACCAATAGAAAGAAATATCAGAAGAAAGCAGAAAAGGACGAGATACATTTTACTTCTACTACTGAAGTTCAGGTAAATAAACGAACTAGCATTTTTGAAAAAGAAATAAAGAATATAAAAACCAGTTGGAGTGATTTCGTAAATAGCTTGAAAAAGGAATCAGAGAACTGGACTAAATTATTTCAGAGTGCTTATGAATCTATTTCAAGTGTGAGTCAAAGTTTCTTTTATACATTAGGAGAAAATCTCGCAGGTGCCGGTGACGGTTATGAGAATTTTGCAAGCGTAGCACTTAAAGCTCTTTCTGAAGTTCTAGCTTCTCTTGGTGCTCAATTATCTGCATTGGCTGTTGTAAAGGCATTAACTTATAGTTATGGGGAAGCAATTGCCGCTGCTGCTGGTGCGGCAGCAGCTTTTACTGCTGCTGGTGTTGCAAACGGAGTTGCTAATAATTTATCAAAGACAAAAGACCAGATTGACGCAATCGGAGATTCTGCAAATAAAGCAGGAAAAGACCTTGAATATTTTAAGAAACGTCTTGAAGAAATTACAAGCGGAATGACTTCTAGTTCAAGAAATCTGATTGCAAATATCACGGAGTTAAAACAGGGTTGGAAAGAAGCAAAGGAAACTGCAAATGAAGCCTATGAAGCATACGACAAAGCACGTAAGGAACTAGAAAAAAATGAAAAATATCAAAGATATTTAGAGTTAGGAAGGGCGACAGGAAATTATACGCTTGCAAATATGATGGCAAAAC